CCAACTCACTATCACTAAGTTACACAGATAGTTTGTATATGGATGTGTATCAGAATGGTATATTGTTAGTACCGGGAGATGACTACACTGCAACAACTGGTACAACTGTTGTATTAGTTCAAGCAGCGAGTTTAGATGACATCGTAGAAATGGTTGTGTATGACACTTTTTCTGTAGCAAACTCTTTTACCAAAACAGAGTCAGATACGAGATACCCATTCAAAGGTAACGACTCAATCATCAGATTAAATGGACAGACAATCAGTGCAGACATTACCATAGACAGTGATGAGAATGGTGTAAGTGCAGGTCCTATAACACAGGACAATGCTACTGTTACTGTTAATGGATATTGGAGTATCGTATGACAAGTCAATTAAATGTAGACACCATTGTAGATAAAGCAGGGTCAGGTGGCACGAATGTTAAGATAGGTAATACCTCTACTTATGTATCTGATGGTGGTGCAGTAACGCAGAATACTGTGCAAGGGTTGTGTAAAGTTTGGTGCAACTTAAATGGTTCAACATTTGGTTTGCGTGACAGTTTTTCTGTTTCATCTGCTGTTGATGAAGGAGCCGGTAATTATGATATCTTTTTTTCTAATAATATGAACAATAATAATTATTCATCTGTAGCGACAGGAGATGGAACTGGTGTTGATAACATTATAGCTGTTGATACAGGTCTTGGTCGCAGCAGTTCGCCTACAACATTTTGTACAATAAGCACTAAAAAAGCTACGCAAATTGTTGATATATCTTATGTCTACTTAAATATACACGGAGATTTAGCATAATGGCAAGTGAACTTAAAGTAGATAAATTTACAGGTGTAACCACAGCAGGTTCTATACTTGTTACAGGTGAAGGCAATAGTACAACAACTAATCTGCAACAAGGGTTGGTAAAGGCTTGGATGAGATGGGATATGTCGGCATCTTCTTTGGAAGACAGTTTTAATGTTAGTGGTTTTACAGATGTTTCACAAGGGATTAGTCAATTTAATTATAGTTCTTCTATGGGCAACGGAACTTATGCAATAGCAGGTATTGCAGGAGAAAAATCAGGAGGTGGTAATAGAGGATTAGGAGTAAATGGTAATTCAACTGCTCCAACGACAGCTTTAATAAGATTTTACTCTTTCACTTCATCTTGGAGTGCATCTGACCTAGACCTCAATAGTGCTAACATAAGTGGAGACCTCGCATAATGGCTAGTATATTAAGAGTAAACACATTAACAGATGCAAGTAGTAATAATTCTACTGCTATGAGTACAATTAACAAAGGTACAGTAAAGGCTTGGGTTAATTTAAATGGCACTGGCACTGTAGCAATCAATAGCAGTTTTAACACAAGTGGCATAACAGATGAAGGAACTGGACATTATTCTCATTCTTTTACAAACAATTTTGCAGATGCACATTATGTAGGTTCTGGTTCAGCAATGTTTTCTACATCTACTAATCTCCATACTATTACTATTGGAGATAATGATGGTGCTGCTGGAACAGTACCAACTTCGTCAAGCTATGAGCTTCGTACTCCATACATTGCTATTGCATCTGTTGCTCTTCAAGATTGTACAAGGATTACTGTTGGAAACGTAGGAGACCTAGCATGACCAAAGCAGCAGAATTAGCAAAGATGGGTGAAGTCCTAACCACTAGTCAGATTGGTGGGCGAAGGAATATTATCATCAATGGTGCAATGCAGGTGGCTCAGAGAAGTAGTAGTGCTGTGGCTGTTTCAGATGGTAGTAATGAAAATTATCAAACTGTTGACAGAATGAATTTTGGTTTTGGAAATAATGCAGGTGGTGCTTGTAATATTAGTCAAGACACAACTGTTCCATCAGGATTAGGGTTTTCTAACTCATATAAAGTTGATGTTACAACAGCAGACACAAACATAGCTTCAACTCATCAAATATTTTTTAGAACAATATTAGAAGCTAGAGACATAAGAAATAGTGGTTGGAATTACACAGACTCAACTGGTAATTCTAAAATTACTTGTTCTTTTTATGCAAGATCAAACAAAGCAGGAACTTATTGTTTTTCTTTTCGTAGTGTAGATACAAGTGGTAGTATGTATTATGTTAAAGAATTTACTTTAGTAGCTGATACATGGGAAAGAGTTATAATAACTATACCAAGTAATTCTTCTTTAGTTTTTGATGACGATACAAATGCAGGTGCAGTTTTAGCCATAAGTTTACAAGCAGGAAGTGATAGAAATAATGCTACAGATGATACTTGGAACACATCTGATTCAAGTCTTACAACTTCTAACCAAGTAAATTTTTTTGATGACACTGCAAACAATTTTTTTCTTACAGGTTGGCAGTTAGAAGTAGGCGAACAAGCCACACCATTTGAGCATAGGTCATATGGGGAAGAACTAGCTTTGTGTCAAAGGTATTATCAACAGCATACTTACTCTCTTAGGTTTCAAGCGGCTGCTGCTGGAACATTGAGATTCCCTCAAAACATTCAAGCATCTATGAGAGCTGAACCAACAACAGCAACGCTGACTACTCCTTCTACTACTACAAATGTTAGTTCTGTAGGAGTAACTGGAAATTATATTCAAATGAGTGCTTCTTCTTCAGGTGACACAAGATACGAAGGTGGAAATCAATGGCAAGTTTCTTATGATGGAGAGATATAAATGGAACAGATGAACATTACATTAGCACAATATCAAGATGCAGATAATTTAATCATCCAAACAACAATAGATGGTCAAGAAATGTCTGTACCACTAGACCCTGCCAACAGACACTACCAAGCAATCCTTGAATGGGTAGCTGAAGGCAACACAATAGAGGAAGCTGATTGATGTTAGGTGCATCTGCTCTATCTGAATACTCCATATCGGATCAAAGCATTCTATTAGCAGGTGTATCCGAAATGAGTGGTATTTCATCTGCTGCAAATGCAGGTGTGGGTATCATGTCTGGTGTTGCAAGTTTAGATGGCAACTTTACGCAAACATCAACAGGTACCTTTATAAGTGCTGGTGCTAATTCAGACGTTGATTTTAATTTTACAGAAACATCTGCTGCAAACATAGTTAAACTAGGTACGTCTGAAACAGAGTCTGCATTTACAAAAGCCTCAAATGGTATTATGATAAGGTCAGGTGTTGCTACTGAAGATTTCAACTTTACTCAAGATACATTTGGAGAGTTGTTATTTGAAGAGATAAATGCAGGTGCAACGCCAGAGATTTACACAGCCATTACACCAAGTGGCACAGAGACATGGACAGAAATAACGCCAACTGGCACAGAAACATACACAGAAATAGAACCGTGAGGTAAGAATGGCAAGTACATATACAGCAAACACAGGTATAGAGAAAATAGGTTCTGGTGAACAAGCGGGAACCTGGGGGACAACAACCAATACAAACTTCGATATTATCGATGATGCATTGAATGGCGTTCTTACATTAACTATATCTGGAAATACAACATTAACTACAGATGATGGAAGTGTTTCAAATGGACATCACAAAGTATTACTACTATCTGGTAATCCTTCTAGTGCTTTCAATCTAACTATAAATCCCAACGATCAACAAAAATGGTATTTTATAAGTAATAACACTGCACAAACTGCCACTATATTACAGGGCGGTGGTTCGGGAACCACGGTTAGTATGGCAGCTTCTACAGTAGCTATTGTATATGCTGACGGAACAGGCTCAAACGCTAATGTAGCTAGACTAGATCCTACCATAGTAGACGATGCAGTGACCACGGCTAAGATTGCAGACAGTGCAGTGACCACGGCTAAGATTGCAAATAGTAATGTAACACTTGCAAAAATGGCAGCTAACTCGATTGACAGTAATCAATATGTAGATGGTTCTATTGACGCTGTTCATTTAGCAACGGATTCAGTAACGACTGCTAAGATTGCAGATAGTAACGTAACGACTGCTAAAATAGCGTCCAGTGCTGTAACAACAGCTAAGATTGCAAATAGTAACGTAACACTCGCCAAGATGGCAACTAATTCAGTTGACAGTAATCAGTATGTAGATGGTTCTATTGATGCTGTTCATCTTGCCTCTAATTCTGTAACAACTGCTAAGATAGCGAATGACGCTGTAACAAGTGCTAAATTAGATACAAACATAGCGATAGCTGGAACACTTGGTGTTACAGGCACAACGACTTTAGGAACCTTAAATGCAACCACAGTTGATTTAGGGGACTATACAATCACTGAATCAGCGGGGACTTTAAGAATAGCTTATCAAGGAACAAACAAATTTAAATTAGATAGCAGTGGCAATTTAACTGTAACTGGAAATATTACAGCTTTCGGATCAATCTAATGGCGTTAACTGGTTCTGGAACAATAAGTCTTTCAGATATTCGGGATGAATTTAGTCCTGGCAGTAATACCCCTGTTTCTTTTGATGATTATTACAGAGGCGGAACCAAAGTAAGATCTAATGCGGGGAATAATACGGCTACAAACTTAGCTGCTAATGTTCCCACAAGTGGTGCTATTAGTTTAAATAGTTTTTATTCCCAAGCTAGAGGATGGCAAAAAACTTTTTCGTCTAATGCAACACAGCAATCAGGATCAGGTATTTTTGGTAATGATTATAGTGTTGACTATCCAAAATATATTGTAATAAATTCAGGTGTAACTGTTTACAGTACGTCTACAAGTACTCCCGCTTTGAATTTAGCTTCTGGTGGTGTTGGAAGTATAAATGTGACTAACAATGGTAATATATATGGTCAAGGTGGTGCAGCAGGATCTAATGGTGGAACAGCTTTAAAAGCAGATGTAACAACTACTCTTGTTAATAATAGTGGTGCTAACATCAAAGGAGGAGGCGGTGGTGGAGGTACTGGCGGGACAGGTGGTAAAGGCGTTTACACTGTCAATGCCACGTTTTCTAATTTAGTAGACGAAGGTGGTGGTGGAACCTCTACGCCACAAAACAATTCTCCTAGTTGGTTTACAGTTTATGGTTCTTCAGGGAATAACTTAGACGGAGTTGGAGTTGTCGGTGACAGATTGTGGGGAGGTATTGGAGCGCAATTTAGTCGAGGAATAAATCCAGCACAATTTGATTTAAATTCTCTTGGTGGAGCAGGAACAGGTCTTTCTGGTAACTGTGCTAACAGAGGTCCTATATATTTTTCTGCACAAACAAATACCACTGGTGTTTATACTCTTACTGCTAGTATTAGTAGTGATTATGGTAGTGGATACGGAACACCTACTTTTTCTGTAAGCGAAAGTACATCAAGTGCGGGAACGTCTAAATCTCTTTTTGGTACAGTAGGTATAAATGCGTCAACTAAAACTTATTTTACTTTTTATGGAACTACTGCTCATCAAGGAACTGCGTCACCTAATTTTTATTATAACTCATTAAGTGCATCTGTTTCTGGTACATGTAAATTTACTCAAGCAGGAGGCTCAGGTGGTTCAGGCGGTGTTGGTCAAGGTTTTGCACAGTCAGCAGGTTCTGGATCAGCCGGCGGTTCTGGAATTACAGGCAGCGATGGCCGCTCTGGTGATGGAGGCGCTGGTGGAGCTGGTGGATCATTAGGTGCTAGTGGTTCAACTGGAGCAACGGGTTCTAATGGTTCAGGGACATTTGTTAGCTTTCCATCAACAGCACCAACAAATGGTGTGTCTGGATCTGCGGGAGGATTGGCAGGTTACTATATACAAGGAGACAGTAATGTTACAAGAACTGGCTCTGGAACAGTAGCAGGGAGAACAGTCTAATGCCTATAACTAAGTTAAAATTTAAACCTGGTATTATATCTGACATAACTTCTGAAAGTAATGAAGGTGGTTATATTAATGGTGATAAAGTAAGATTTAGGTTTGGTTTTCCAGAAAAGATAGGAGGCTGGACTAAATATACCACAAGTACTTTTGAAGGTTCGGCAAGACGTTTACATAACTGGGTAACATTAGATGGAGCCGATCTTTTAGGTATAGGAACAAATTTAAAGTACTACATAGAAGAAGGTCAGAACTTTAATGACATTACACCTATTAGAGCCACAACAAGTGCAGGTGATGTAACCTTTTCTGCTACAAATGGTTCAACAACAATAACTGTTTTAGATCCCGCTCATGGTGCAAATGAAAATGATTTTGTTACTTTTTCTGGAGCCGTTAGTTTAGGGGGTGATATAACTGCTGCTGTTCTTAATCAAGAGTATCAGATTGTGTCTATTGTTAGTTCTAATAGTTACACGATTACTTCAGCTATTGCAGCCAATGCTTCTGACACAGGTAATGGTGGTGCTAGTGTAGTTGGAGCTTATCAATTAAACACAGGTCTAGATGTGACTGTAGGTGGTACTGGTTGGGGTGCGGGACAATGGAGTGGTACAACTAGTGGTGCTTTGGCTACAATTTTAAATGAAACCTTAACTGACAGTGACACAAGTGTTGATGTTATTGATGAAACAGGCATGACCACAGAAGGCGATGTTGTTTTAATTAATAACGAGTTAATGCTTATCACCGCTTCTGCTGATGATAATACAATGACAGTGACCCGTGGACATAGTGGCACAACAGCAACATCACATGCCAATGGATCATTGGTTAGATTAGCCACAGGTAATACTCTTGCTACAGATGACTTTGTAGGATGGGGTAGTGCAGCATCGATCACGGTTCCCGGTGCACAGATCAGATTGTGGTCACATGATAATTTTGGAGAAGACTTAATACTTAATCCAAGAGATGGTGCTATTTATTATTGGGATAGAACAAATGGTCTAAGCACTGGAGCCGTAAAATTAAATACTCTTGCTGGTACAAAAACAAGTGTACCACAAAGAGCTAAACAGGTTCTTGTTTCTGACCAAGATAGGCACGTTATTGCTTTTGGATGTGATAATTTTGGTTCTAGTGATACGGCTGCAGATGGGGATGGTGTGCAAGATCCATTGTTGATTAGGTTCTCGTCTCAAGAAAATCCTCTTGAGTGGTTTCCAACTGCCACAAACACAGCAGGTGATTTAAGACTTGGTGGTGGATCGACCTTTGTTCAAGCTGTTGAAACAAGACAACAGTTACTTGTTTTTACAAATAAAACATTACACGCTATGAAATTTATAGGTCCTCCATTTACTTTTGGTTTGCAAGAATTGTCAAAGAATATAACGATTATGAGTCCTTCTTCTGCTGTTGCGGTAGAGGATGCTGTTTACTGGATGGGTGTTGATACTTTTTATGTAACCAATGGTGGACAAACTTTACAGCTACCTTGTACTGTTAAAGACAAAGTCTTTTTAGATTTTAATTTTGAAGAACGAGATAAGGTTCATGT